CGTGCCACGGACCACGGGGTCGAGACTCTGACCCAGGGTCTGGGCGGTGTCGCTGGAGAGTTTGATGAGATCCGTGAACGCCCGCGCCGCATCACCGACGGCGGGGAGGAGGCCGGCCCCGACCCGCTGCGCCACGTCCGTGGTGGCGTTGCCCAGGCGGTTGAACTCGGCACTGACGCCCGCGGCAGCGCCAGCGACGGCCGGACCGTACTCGCTATGGAGCTGCGCGGCAAAGCGTTGCCACGCGTCCACCATGGCCTGGCCTTTGAGTACGCCGTCATCGAGCATTTTGGAGAGCGCTTCGGTCGTGACGCCCAGCGCCCGGGCCATGATTTGAAAGGCCCCGGGAAGTCGTTCGCCGAGCTGGCCCCGGAGTTCTTCGGCCTGAATGGCCCCTTTCGAGATCGATTGCCCAATGGCCAGCAGGGCGCCCTGCGTCTGATCGGCGCTGAGCCCCAGGACACGCGAGGTTTCGGCCACGGCCACGAAAATATCGCGCACCCCCTGTCCCTGCAGGGCGGTGCCCCGCGCCGCCGCATCAATCGATTTGAAACTGTCGGCCAGCGTGATGGCACTCAGCCCGAGGCGCTCGGCTTCCGTACGCACAAAGGCCAGCGTATTGGCGGCCGCCTGTGCTGACCCCTCGATGGCCGTGAACGCACTCCGCAGCGCCTCCAGGCGCAGACTGGCCTCAACGGCACCGGCCAGGGCACTGCCGACGGCGCGGAGACTGACCACGGAGGCCGCCAGCCCGGCCAGGCTCGTGCCCAGCTCCCGGACCGCACCGGCCGTGCGGCTGGAGGTGTCGCCCAGGCGCCCCAGCTCCCGGCTCGCCTGTCCGCTGGCGCTGCCGGTGTGCCCGAGCTGCTGCTGCGTCTGCGTCGCCGCCTGGCCCACCTGGCGCAGACCGTTGGCGGCGCGCTGGGCGGCCGCTTCGAGCTGGCGCGAGTCGAGGGTCAAGCCGATTGAGACCAACTCTGCCATAGTGAACTACCTCCGGTGTTCCTGACGCTCCTGCTCTTCGGCCTTGAGCGTGAAATAGGCGCCCCACAACGTGAGTTCGGTCACGCTGAACTGCTCCACGTCCTCCAGGCTTTTGTGCAGGTGCTCGGCAAGCTGCATGCGGAACTGCAGCGCGCCGTCTTCCCCGAGCACCCGTTTGGCTTCGTCCACCGTCTGCGGCTGCCCGAGGCCGGTCATGGCGCCAATAATCTTGAGAAGCACCGCGTATTCCACGTCGTGCAGCAGGCTCATGCGGTCGCCGAACTCAAAGAGATTTTTGCCCTGCTCATCTTTGGCCTTGTTAATCAGCAACAGCACGTTGTAGTCACTATCCGTCTTCGGCTCGCGCGCCCGGACCGCCTCCACATCGGCGGCGCTGAGGCGCGTAAAGTACACCTCCAGGGGCGTGCCCTCCGCATCCGGCCACTCGGGCACGGTGACCATGTCGCGCGTCGCATGAAAGGCGGTGCGCGCCCGGTCAATGGCCCGCATGGGGCGGCTGCCGTTCGTTGGGGTCTCCATTGCGTCTACCCTCCAAAAAGACCGCCCCAGAATGCATCAGCGCCTCGATCAGCCCATCGAGATCCGCTTCAATCTGTTTGAGCACCGTCCAGGCCTCACCGCCGCCCGGCACCAGGCTTTGCCTGACCGTCTCGACGCGAGCATAGAGGCGACAGAGTTCCTTAAAGAGCATGAGCGGTGTTAGCTCCACTGGACGCGTACCAGGTCGGACCCCTGCCAGTCAAAGCGCACGGTCACTAACTCCTCCAGTGGCGACTCCACCTGAAAATTGGTCAGCACCGCACTGCCGTAAAAGTCATGCGGTTGGCCTTCGAGCAGCCCGAACAGCACCGCCGCCGTCGTCGTCGCTGGGGTGCCCGACGCGATGCGGTCCAGGAGCGCCCGTTGCTGCGGGTCGGCGGCGTCGAAGAGCGCCTGCGCCTGCCCGGTCCAGCCGTGCAGGCCGGGGCGGTAGGTGCGGTGCCCCTGGCGGCAGACGGTGGTGTCTAAGGCCTGCATCTGGGGCGTGAGCGTCCACTGCCGCACCTCGGCCAGGGCATTTAATTGATAGATGACTGGGGCGTTGTCGGCGAAGCCGCCCACCGCGCCCGGCGTAAACGTGACCCCGGTCAGGGCATTGCCCGCCGCCACCCGGAATGGACCGGTCACCGTGTACGTCTGGCCCGCGATGGTGAAGCGGTCGCCCGGCCCACTCACGCCCGTCAACGTGCCGACACCACCGGTGTCCAAATTGACGGTGGTCGCCGCCGCCGCCACGGCGCCGTTGACGGCCACAGCGCCTATCAGGTGGCCGCCGAGGGCCACGAGTCCATCTTGCCCGCGAAAGGTTGCCATCGCTATGCCTCACCCCAAAAAAGCATGCTATCAAAACGTCCACTATACGGCGTCAGTGTGCTGGCCTTTCTGACATGACCGCCCTCAGAGACGCTGGTCAGAAGCGGCGTCGGATCGATGCCGTTAAAGCGCACGTTCAAGTTGGCGGGATCAGTCCCGGCGCAATAGGAGACGATAAGTTGCATGGTGCCTGAAAGGTGCCATTCCACTTGCAAGATGTGCTGTCCCGTCATTGCCGTCCCGGCACTGGCGGCATACAACGATGTTGCCGAGCCAATCAAGCCTCCGCTATTATGGCGATATAAGTACACAAATGTAGTAGGATACCCGCTGAGAAAGACCCGGTAAAACGCCCCGGCCGTGGCAATGTTGCGTACCGACTGCATGAAGTTGAGCCCAGCCTCTGGAGGGCCAGACGTGTGAAATTCTCCGGCCAGGAGTTGGTACGTCACTCGCAAGCGTCCCCTGGTGCGTCCCTGCGCAAAGGTCGCCTTGGGCACAAAGCACACCTGATGCGTTCCCGCCACCAGCTCTTGGATCAGCAGCGAGCTCACCCCGGCAATGGGATTCACGGTGCTGCGCTGTGCCACCATGCTGCCCCCGCCAGCACTCGTGATAAAGTAGTCAAAATCGTCGTAGGTCAGGATGTCGGCCAACGTCAAGTCTCCCAGAGCGCGTGATAGATGTCGACCAGTGCTGGCAATGGTGGCCCGTCCCATGATGCCGCCCAGACGATCACCAGCGTGCCTGGCGTCTGCGTTTCCCACGGCGCCTCCCACATCAGGGTGAAGGGGTCCACCGCTGGCGGTTCCTCCCGGCTCCTGAAGCTGAACACCACGTCCACCAGGTCAGCCAAAGGTGACGTGGTAACCGCTGAGGATCAGCGCCGACTGATTCACCCAGAAGGGCCTTGAGCTGGTGTCTCGCACATTCCCCAGGGTGAGAAACGCCACCGTCCCCCCATCGAGCAGCGCGTCCAAAAGCGCCTGTTGCGCCGCATCACGGTAGTCAAAGAGCCCCTGCGCCGCGCCAATCCACTCGATCAACCCCGGACGATAGGTCTCGGCGTCCTGCCGACAGACCGTCGTGCGCAGTCCCTGGGCGCTATACGTCAGTTGCCAGCGCCTGAGTGGCGCAAAGGCCGGGAGGTCAAAGTGCAGCACGCCCCCGGCAGGCATGGCTGCCGCCAGGGGCGGCGTCACCGGCAGGCCCAGCAGAGCGCTGTTGACAACGGCCCGATACGCCGCCAACCCCGCCACCTGATACGTGCCTGCCAGTCCGTCAATGGTGAACGCTTGTCCCAGGGACACCCCACCCACCAGGGTGTCCCCTGCTGGCGCCGCAACGTCAATGATTTCGGCGCCGATGGGGGCATCGTCGGCCAGTACAGCCGTGCCAAGCAGCACGCCCCCGGTCGCTACGATGCCGTCCTGGCCTCTCAGGGTGGGCATAGCGCGCTCCTATGGGGGCCAGGTGATCGACAGGCCGCCGCTGATCTGCAGCTGGAAAGTGCACGTGACAATATTGTCGAGCGGCGACTCAATCGCCCACTGCGTAACGACCGCCGACCCGGAGAGGTAGTGCGTCGGCGGCTCCTCCATGGCAAAGCGCACGTCGGCCAGGTTGGTGGTCACGGCGTTGACAATCTGGTTGATGAGCACGGCCTGTTGCGCGTCGCCGAAATCAAACTTCACGACCGCCTGGGCCGTCCCGTCCGCCAGCCCGGGCCGGTAGGTGCGCGCCACGTTGCCCTTGACCGTGGTGTCGAGCGCGGCCACGGTCCCGGTCACGGTCCATGATTCCACTTCACCTACTACATTTGCTCCTAGTGCGAACGACCCGTCTTGACCTCTATAAGTGGCCATTTTTCAATCACTTATCCTAAAAGTTCGTCCACACTCACCGGCGTCGTGACCAGGCGCCGATACCACGGCGTCTCCGGCGGCGTCTCGCGGGCGCCCGACGGCACGCCAAAGCGCACGCCCTCCACCTCCTGGCTATTCCACACGGCGCGCACCTGGTCCGCCAGCCGCCTGGCGGCGCCGGCGCCCAGGGCCTGCGGGGTATACACTTCCACCTGCACCAGACCGATCACGGTCTGCCGCGCCGGCGGCGGCTTACTCGCGCGCGCGCCCTGCCCCCACTGCACCGTGGTGCGCAACCAGGCGGCGTCGGTGGGCGCCGTAAACGGCACGTTCGCCCAGGCCAGCGGCGTCGTCGGAAAGGCGGCGGCGATGAGGCCTTCGATGACGGCTTCGGCGCCGTCCAGTCCGTTAGGCACGGGCCACACTCCTGACCACCACGTCGACGATCTGCGGCACTTCGGCGGCCGTGAGGGCCACCATGCCTTGCGGCGCCTGCTGGCTCGAGCCGTGCTCGAGGGCGGAGGCATAGGGCACCGAGTTGCTGATAGCGATCGTCGCGCCGAGGGAGGCCTGGGCGATGGTGGTCTGGCCGCGCGCGACGGCCTGTCCCCCGCTGGGGTCGACGTCGTCCCGTGTCGTCGTGTCCACCGTGCCCACCCCAACATTCCAGTTATTAACAAAGAGACCAGTCCTGATAGGAGAACGCTGGACCAACCGCCCCAGCGCCTCGGTTGCCACGCCACGGGATACCGCCTCCAGGCGCCGCCGGAGCGTGCGCATCACCTCATCGATCGTTGCCACCGTGCGCCCTTCCCTAATGCTGTGCCTCGCCTCGCTGCCGCAACTGGAACTCCCAGCTCGTCTGCGCCACATCCGCCTCGACAGCCAGCACCTCCCACACCACGCCGTCCAGCACCACCGCATCAGCGACGTGCGGCGGCTGCGAGAGCGCGGCCATGGGCACGCGCCCATGCCGATCGGACGCCAGCACCACGTCAGGCTGGAGTTCCTCGGCCCGGTAGCCCCGCAGCAGCAGGCGCACCGGGACGTCCGTGGCTGGCGCCGCGCTGGCGTCGCCCGTGGCCGGGTCGTACACGACGGCGCCGCGCTGACGGTAGAGCGCCTCCCGTCCCGTCAGCGCCAGCGTGGTCCCTAACGCCTGAGCAATGGCGAGGGGGAA